TTAATGGTTATAAGCCTGTAATGCTTTGTTGATTGGTTTGTTAAAAATTCCATTTTTTCTAAATTAACAATGGCCGTCCTTATGTTTTGAATACTTATCCCTTTGCCGCAAGCTTTTTTTATGTTTTTAAGCGAAGTTATAAGCTGCCCACGCTTAACAGGTATCCACTCCTTCTTCCAGTTATCCCACCATTCTGTATCTTTGTGATTGGCCATCATTATAAGCGTTATCATTACTACCTTTTGAACCGGGTTTAAGTTCTTCCAAGTTTTACTATGCTTATAAGTGCCGCGTGCCAATACAACGTATCCATCATTGATATGTTCTTTTAAATCTAAATCGTTGTTTGGGATTTCATAGTCTTTCATAAAGTTCCCCCTATTTTGCTGCCCAAACTTTAGCAAACTTCACCGCTTTCCGATTACCTTCCCTGTGCAACTCCGCGCACTCCGAACAAAGCAGGTATATTTTCTCTACAATCTCTGTCGCTGTTTTGCCGTAGGCGTAGCACTTAACTGCTTCCAGGTTGTGCGGGAATGTCTGCACTTCGTAATCTCTGCCTATTCCCCTGATAATTATCCACGGTCCGCGGCGGCCTATTACTTTTAGCATTGTGCCGTTGCAGTTTTTGTAGCGGACTAAATCACCTGGTTTCATAAACCAATCACCTCGTAACTATCGTTAAATATGTTTGTTTGCTGATACTCACCAAACCCAACACGTTTCAGGGCCATTTTTAGGTATTTCGGGTTCATGTCAATGTATACTGAGTTCCGGCCCAACTCCTTAGCTACCATGCTCGTCGTACCGCTGCCGCTGAACGGGTCTAGGACTGTGCCACCTTCAGGGCAGCCTGCTAGGATGCAGGGCTTGATTAAGTCGGGCGGGAACACTGCAAAGTGTGCGCCTTTGAATGGGTTGGTGGCTACTGTCCAAACAGTGCGTTTGTTGCGACCTTTAGGATGTGTTCCCACTGGTCCACTTTTGTTTCGTGCCGCTGAAAGAATTACTCCGTTCCCATATTCCTTGCATTTACGCTTTAAGGGACGTGCTGACTCCCTTATCGCGTCCTGGTCGTAGTAGTAATGCGGCGATTTGGTTAACAAGAAGATATACTCATGCGCTTTTGTCGGCCTATCCTTCACGCTTTCAGGCATCGGATTCGGCTTGTACCATATAATGTCACTACGGAGATACCAACCGTTTGCTTGTAATGCAAAGGCCACTCGCCAGGGTATGCCGACGAGGTCTTTGGGTTTTAAGCCAGGAGCATTTACACCAGATCTGTTTAAATATTTACCCTGTTTGGGTCTCCATTGTTTTTTCCCGCCTGGATGTCCGCCATTTCTACCAGCATTGTAAGTATCCCCCAGATTCAGCCACAACGTCTCATCATCTTTCAACACCCGTCGCACTTCGCGAAATATCTCAACTAACCGGTTAACGTATTCTTCCGGTGTTTGCTCTAAACCAATCTGTTCGGCCACGCCATAATCGCGCAAGCCGAAGTAATGAGGAGAAGTAACACAACAGTTTACGCTTTCACTTGGCAACTGTTTAAGTATGCCCAATGCGTCTCCGCAATAGAATTTATGGTGCGTCATTGCTAACAACCTCCAGATAATACTCCCACCACGTCAACTTATACGGTTGCACCGGTGCGGGGAACAAGCTGCAAACCCGCACCAGTTTCAACCCCTTCCTGTCCAACACGTGTTTGATATTCTGCATCGCTTCTTCTTTGTTGGACGCTACTGTGCGACCCATTTGGATTAGCACTATCCATCACTCACTTTTAACTCTAACTGGTACGGGTTATAGTTCCGTTTAATTAGCTCTCTTAATGTCGTATCGCGTTTAAGCGTATATCCTATCTCCTCTTCCAACTTTGCCACCTTTTCAAATAAATCAGGATAATATCTGTAAAGTTGAATCCACTCGTTTACTGTGTTAAACACGCAACAATAACAACCAAGTCGCGTAAAATGTTTATAAATAGGGTGCGGACTTAATCCTGCTTGTCTTATCACTTCCCAAACCTCATGGGTTGTCCAATTGAGTATCGGCCTATACCCTTGTATTCTTAGATTCTTGTTAAAATAACTAGCTTGATAATTAGCTCGTCTGTTGCTTTCTTGACGGCGTTCTCCGGTAATAAAGATATCTTCCTTGCGATTACAGCTTGCAGTTATCCATTTAGCTGTCGGTTCAGTTTTTAGCCTGGAAGTGCAAGTTCTATACTTAGCGTCGTAGAATTTGCCCATGTAGCGAACTAGACTAAACCAGTTCCACTTATCGTTTTTAACTCGGTGTATTTTTATGTTTAGCTTTTTTCAATGTATTCTAGGTACTCGTATGTTTCGGGAAACTCTGCGCCAGTATCGTTGAACACCGTAACAATGTCTTTTTTCCCGTATTTTGATAAAGTCCATAATAATGTTGCTGTGCTGTCTTTGCCTCCGCTATAACTCACGATATACACGTACCTCCACCCACTTTCTGCCAAATTCCAGCGCTTCTTTGCGCGTTTCCATGAACACGTCTATCCGCAACCCTTTAATCATTCCTCCGGTGTCCTCCGCCCGCGCCCAGCCGTAACCTTCAATCCATAGCACCGTGTTAAAGGGAATGATTGTCGGGTCTACTGCACACACTCCGCGCCGTGGCCTGGTCATTGTAGCCGTGTAACCGTCGCCCGTGCCATTTATGTCACCTCCGGGTTTTGCGTGGGTGTAGGCTGTGGCTTCCATGTACAGTACATAATACGGCCTATCCACTTCAAACGGCTCAATCGTGATTATCGGTTCTTTTATCTCCGGTGCTTCAACCAGCGCAGGGTTAAGCAGTATAATCACTATCACAAATAAAACAATAAACATATTACCGCCTCGCCTATGCACACAAAAAAGCCCGCCACCGTCACTTCGGTATGCGGGCCTCTCCGGGCCTCGTTGTTAGTGTGTTTGCTGTTTTACACTTGCGGCAAACTATTTCAACTTTACCTGTCAAGTCGCTACTGTACTTGAGCAGCAAGGCATTGCACCTTTTACACCTGAAAGGGTCTCACTTTACCACCCCCTTTTTTGGCGTTTTCAACACTCGCTAATTTTTTACGATACCTATCATACTAGCCACCTCAATTTAGGTTCTGGATATGTTCACTTATGAGGTACTTCTGGACTAATTAGGCGATTTTTTGCTTGTCCTTCCACCTATGTTTATGAGCTTTTTCCCAGGCCTGATTCTTACCGCACTTTTAGGAAATTCATATTCCCATCCTGTTACCTCGCCATTGTTGTCTTTGTAAACTTTATCGGGTTCAATTCCACGGTAAGCTAATATCTTTGCTACTCTCATGCTTGCCGTATAAAGTATTGCATCTTTGCTTTCCTCGTCAAACCGAATAATTGTTTCACTTTCAAAAGCACTCATGGTATCAACTCCCAATATTTGATTAAATGATAAGTCAAATAACCAACCGATAAAACAATTACCACCACCGCCGCGAACAATCCGAATCTGCTCATCATCAGGTCTGCTGCTTTAGTCGTGATTTTGTTTTCTTCTTCTTTGAGCCTGTCCAACATGTGTTTGGAGAAGTATTTGACTTTGTTCATGGGCATCACCTAACCCACAGAATAACTATAAACGGACCTACCTGAACTTCAATTCCCCAATTCCCAAATTCTAACCTCAACGGAAGTGCCCAGTTATCCCACTCTATAAACAAATCAAATCTGAGTTTACTTTTTGGGTTCCGTTTGTATGTGCTCGCCACTTCTTTCCTTGACGCTTTTAGTAAATCTAAATCACCCATACTTCCACCCCCTCAATCCGGATGCCCGTCGTCTTCGTCGTCGGTAATGTAGGCGGCGGGTTTAGGGTTTAGTGCTTGCTTAGCATCTTGCAGAACATATATTGCCATGTGGTAGTCAGGATGGTTTTCTGGGACATGATACTTCAGTAATTCTACAGCGTTCTCAATAGCTTGTTTTGCTTTTCCTAACGCTTCACGCAGTTTGACGTTTTCTTCCTCTAGCTTCAATGCGCGTTTGATTTCTGGAAGTTCGAGAATTTTGCGCGCCCATTTGCGGTCATGTTCTTTTACTTCTTCAGATAAGTCTTTATAAGGCACCCAATATTTCTCCCAACGCGAACGCCTTGTTTGGTGTACTTCTCTAGCAGTTGCCTTTGACCAGGTCATCCATTGTTTGTGTTCCAGCTTTGCCAATTTTTCAAGTAAATCTTTACTTATCAACTTCAACCTCCTTACCATCCTGGAAACTCTGGAAGCAGTTCATACTCTGTTATGCTCATTTCACCGCATTCAATAGTAAAAACACCTAAATGTGCCTTTTCTCCAACTGATAAATTTTTGAGTGATTCGATAAAAGGTTTTATTTGTTCTTTAGTGTAGCCACATTTTCTTGGGAATTTATCTAATTCTGTCTCTAGTTCAGTTGCAAATATTTCTGTTTTATCTGACGGTATTGTATACCCCCTACCATTATCTGCGTGGAAAATCGTGTAAATTTTCATTAATTAACCCTCCTAACCTTCAACAGCTTTCCATTAACTTCAACCTCCTTAGTGTTCATACGGAGCACTTCTTTTTTAAGTCACTATCCATACGGGTCAATCTCCTTAAAAATCCTCACGGCTTCATCAATGCTAATGCCGTGCTTAAACATTAGTTGGTAAGCTTTCCATTTTGGTTCTGCCGCCTTGTATTCTGGCTTGGAATACCCTAAACGGCGATAATGTTCAATTTGTTTCAAATATTCTCGTTTGAGTGATTTAACTCTCTCAAACATGCTAATCATCTCCTTTATGCAGGATATACATGGTTTATACACGACTTCACATTTTTGGATTGTGTGGTCAAGAAACTCTTTGCCAGAATTTCACAATATTATCAATTGATTTTTTAACCAAAATACTCATATCAACTTTTTTGTATTTTAAAGACCTATCCCATTTTAATTTTTCGTTTATAAACTCGCCATATTGGGCTGCTTTCAAGTAACTGTTGCCGTCAATACTGACTACATTTTGAATATATTGCCATATTTCGTACTGTTGCCTGGGGGTGCCTCCAAGCAAGTGTACTTTGCGCCCTGCTAACTCCCATAATCCAATTTCCGCCCCTCCGTAACTTGTCGGTACCGAATAACCTATAATAAATTCTTCAGGGATTTTGTTAATTATTCCCGATATATGAGGAACAACAATTACACTAGATGCATATACGCTGAGTTTTTTTGCTTTTATTAGCACTTCTTTTATATCTTCTTCTTTAAAAATGTCTGGTGCCACCGCATATTTAGGTTTGTATTTTTTAACTACAGATAAATGAAGTTCCCAATTTGGTTTATGAAAGTTGAAGTCTAAAAACTCTGGCTTGCAACAACTTAACTGTTGTTTATGGTCTGTACGTGCCCCAATTATCATTCCTTTTTCTTTTGCATAACAACAAAAGGGAGGTCTGCTACATAGAATTAAATCAATCATAGTTCTAAACACCATACATTTAACGATCTTTCTTTCCTAACTAACTTAAATCCATTTTTTTGATACCATTCATTTGCCTTTAAGTGTTCAGGACATTTGGCTACAATACACTTTGCATTTTTAACATTTTTAAGCATCTGTAAAATCTTTTGACCTTGTCCTTTCTTATCAGAAATGATTTCATAAATGGTTATTTGCCCATCTTGTCGCAAATGCCATCTACACATTGCTCTATCCAATAAAATCAGTTCTCCCCGTTTATAACTTTCATAAAGTTGTGGGAACAATTTTTCCACCTACTTTTAATAATTCCTACAACCAAACACCCCTAGCCCGGACTGTGCGGCCCGGGCTGGGGTGGACATTTTACGCAAACGGATTTTCTTTGTCCTGCACTACTTCGCTGATAAAATCTTGGTTATCAGTAGCACCGTAGTCTTCATCCTCAATTCCAATTTTCTGTGCAGCTTTGACTACTTCTTCGCGCATTTGCAGTAAACTGATAATTGTTTTCTTGTCTAACTGTTCGCATATCTCCGGTACAATTTTAGAGTAGTCAAAACTGCCGGTATTGGCCTTTTCAAGAGTAAACTTTGTTACAAAGGCCAACGGTATCTTTTTTTTGCTTACAAGAGTGCTGACGTAGCTGTCCCAGTTTCTTAATGATGTAGGCGGTATTGATAAGATAGACGGGTACATATCGCCTTCCTGCAATACGAACAGCCTTCTCATTTCTTTGCAGGCTTTACCCTTACCACCTTTTAAATCTGAACCAAACTGGTTATAAGGGCAGCTGGAACAGTTTTGTAGTTCTCCGGTTTCTGTAACTGTACCTTTCTTGCCGTCCATGCTTGAACAGGTCGGCATTGATTCTCCTTCATCTCTCCAAAAGCCCCTTGCACGGTGGAAGTAAATAACCACGCCTTTGATTTCCTTGGTAGCCTTACCGTCAGGGAGAAGGAACTGCTTTTCCCTGTGCATGATTTTAATTCTCCCCGGCTGGAAGTCTATGTTGTCCATGACTTCCTGCAATAATTCACGCTCCATTACCTGATCCAGATTCTTTTCAGTTACGTTAATTAAACTGGTCTCTACCATATGACTAAAACCCCCTTGAGATTATTCTTAATTCCGCTTCGGTAATACGCGCTATATAGTGCGTTGCGCGAAACTCGTCATAGAGCAGTTCAAGGTTAAGCTGTGCATTGTCGAGTTTACGCTGAATATGTTTTAAGTTTTCGAGTACGGCTTGGTAATCTTCGCTGTTTGCTTGCCGTTTGATTAGTTCAGCCTGCCTTGTCCTTTCATTGCCGAACTTAGGCTTGCCGTTGCCATTGGTTTCTAAGGCGATTTCTGTGATTAACATGGCCTCGGCTTCCTTGAGTTCCGTTTCAGCCATCTTGAGTTCCTCGCGTATATTGTTTACAGCTTCTTTTGCTTCAAATATATATTGAGGATATTTGGCTAGCTGGTTTTTAATTTTTTCAGTTTCAAAGTGTTCAAGGATTTCACGTGCGGTCATTCTATTCTCCCCTCCTATTTATACTTATTGACGAACTTCTTCGTATTTCTTCTGCCACTCGGGCGTGAATAATTCCGTGGGTAGCCCCCTGCGCCGCATTTCTTTCCAGAGTTTCATGGCCAAGGAAGCGCCATTTACTTCGGCTATCATGTGCGCTTTCATCAATTCAGCGTCGGACATTTCTTTTATACTTTTCACGGTATCACTCTCCTTAAAACGGTATATCTTCTTCCCTCTTAAACATTCCACAAATGGTATCTACGAAGTGTCTCACCTTTATGATAGCCTTCTGCCACCAAGGGGTAATTGACCATTCATACATAGCATTTAGCTTATCTGTCTCGTATGTGTCGGTGTGCTGGTCTATTTGGAATGAGTACACGGTATCACTCCTTTTTGACGGGGCAGGGCCGGGTTCCCAACCGGCTCCCTTACACTTCCTTTCCCTCGGCACTGGCACGCCGCCCGCCCCATTTTTCAGCCGCCCCGCCGCCAAGCAGGAATCCTGGTCATCATCTCCTGCGCCGCCCATCCGTGAAAGCGCTTGCGCTCACCGTCCCGTCGCGTGCGGGGGCAGCCTTGATTTTCGGTTTTCATTGTGCTAAAATATGTTTTGAGCGTTTTAACGTGCCGCCTTTTGGCGGCTTTTTTATTTGCCTTCGGCTTTGGCCAGAGCTTGACTAATTGTGTGCATCACCGGAGGCAAATCTTCTGCTTTTGCCCATATAGGCTGTTGACTTCTGATATACGCCTGCGCTTCTTTCAACGCCTTACGCATATCCGGCGCGGCGGCTATTAGTTGAGCATTAGCCTGCTGATTTCCGTTACCCCAATTCCCGTATACGCGAGCAATTTGCTGCCCTTCTTTGCCATACTCACCAAAACATGGTGTTACTATTGGCGTACCGCCTCCATCGTTCCATTTGCCTACTCTCCACGGCCCTGGTGTAAACTTCACCCTTACCACCTCCCGTAAACTATTCGTTCAATTATTTCGCGCCTTTCGTTTTCCGCTTCGTATTTTGCTTTTTCTACTTCCGCCAGCCATTGTACAACAACACTTCTCAACGCTTCTCTGTGCGCATTTCGGCTGTACTCAAATTTCTGCGCGGTCTCCGGTTTATAAATCCCGTCATTCGCCTGTCTTAGCTTCAAATTGTACTCGCTTACCCGCGCCGCATGGTGGAAGATTTCATCTTCAAGCCGTTCAAGCACTCGCCTTCCTCCCCCTCCTCTTTCAATATTCTCCGAATTTTCGCCGCCGTGCGTTCGTAGACTTCTGCCATGCCGCGATAGTTGCCGTCGAGCCACTCGGTCAGCGGCTTTTTGTCCTTGCAGTATTTTGCAAGGTCTTCGTAGCTTTCGGCAAGGCAAAGGAGTTTTTGTTCCAGGTTCACTTTATCGTCCCTCCCGATTTAAAGTACTGCGCCCACTTCCGCTTCCGTCTTAGCTCGTCAAGCCACTCGTCGAACCAGCGGCGGATCCATTTGATTGGCACCGCTTCACCCCCTCAACATGTGTTTGGTTTGCATTAAACTCCACTTTTCATTTATTCCTTTATAAAATTTGGTAATTTGATTTTAGGTGGACCGTCTTTGTAAACTGGTCTTCCGCACTCGTTTTCTTTGTCTAGTCGAAAATAACTTTCTCCTTTATGAATTTGCCTAGGTTCAAATTCCTCGTCCTTGTGCCAATCAACATGAACCATATCTAGGGCGCCACATTCAGGACATATAATACAGAATGGACAGGGCATTTTCTTTTTCCCGGGCGGCCCTTCTACACCTACTTCTAGGTACATTCTTTCTTCGTGTCCGCAACTTTCGCAACGATACAGCATTGAACCCCAAACTTTTTTCACCGTCTCACCCCCTCAACGTGTGTTTGGTTTTGGGCCTCCTTCCTGCCAGGATCAGGCCAATAACAGTCTAATGTTTTCCCCTGCGGGCTTTGTATAAGCCTAGCATGTTCAAGGATTCCACAATAGGGCAAACCATAGAAGTAGAGAAACTTTTTGCATCCTTTGCAGTATTTGGCTTTGTTAATATCCGCAAAGTATTTAGGTTTGTTATTCACAATGAGCACTTCCTTTTTTGTGTTGACGGCAGTTCCTGCCATCCTACATATCGGTAACCTTTTAAGGTCTTCCCCGGCTTGTCGTGGTCGTATTTACATGCCGGGTTGCAGTAATGAATGTATCCCTGCTTATCTACCGAAAACTTGCACCCACAAGGGTAATCGTATATTTTGCCCTTTTCGTATAACTTCATTTTTTTAACTTCCTTTCTCAACACGTGTTTGATTTTAATAACTTCCCAATATAGTCCACACCTTTTGCCGTAACCAGCGTCTGCGCCTTGTTAATCGTGTTCCCACCCATTGCTATAGGCTTTTCGATTACACGGAAGTATCCGGCATCAATGTACCGCTGATAAGGCACGTTGTTTGCCATGAGTATTTTCTTTTCGCGCAAGAACTCAAACAGTTTGTTGCGGCCAATGTCCAGCGACTTTGCTACTACGCCGACGGGTTGTGCGTTTTTGCCGCCTAAAAACATGTCGTGCATTTCGGCTTTAGGCTTTAACCGCTCGTTTTCTTCGGCAAGGTCGGCGGCTAGCCGTAAGGCTTCTGGGTAGGTTTTGGGAATTTGGTACTGGCCTATTGAATAGGAGCCGGTTTTGCGGATTGACGGCAAGACCTCATGTTTCACCCAGCGTTTAAATTTTTTAGCTTCGGGTTTTCTGCTGGTCATGATTAACTCATATAAACCCGGCTCGCTAACTACAACCATTTCCTGATTTCCGCCAGGGGTGTCGATTAAAACTACACCCTTTTCATCATGATCTAATCTGCTTACCGCATCTCTACTGTTGACAATCTCTAATATGTTGCAAACGTCTTTTGCAACAAACCAGGGCTCCCCGTCTTTAATGATTGTGCGAACCTCTTTGCCTTGATAATCAAACACTTGTTGGAGTTGGTTCATTTAACGTGGCCTCCTTCCTTTCTTGCTCCAGGGCCAGTTCGATAAGGAAAGCTAAAAACTGTATTTTTTTCTCCTGGTTGTTCCCGCGTGTAACTTTGATGGTAGGTTGATGAGGCTTGCCCATTAAATCCCTCCTTTATTCAGTACCTGTGGGTCTTATGTGCGGTTTTGTTACTTCAGAAGGTATAAAAATATCTTCTACGCAGCAATTTAAAGCATGAGCTATTTTGAGGGCTACTTCTACGCTGGGGTTTCTTTTACCGCCTTCAATGCGGGTATAAGCTGTTCTGTCTATACCTGCCTTTTTTGCAACTTCGGCTTGCGTCAAACTCATCTCTTTTCGTTTTTGAAACAGTCTTTCACGTTTCATCTCTACCACCTCTTTTGTTGTGCGCCTCTGTCACCTATTATTATAAGTGCGTTTACGTCACCTGTCAAGGGGTAAATTAAAAATTTTGTGCGGAAATTTCACTTTTATTATGTTGCAAATAGTCACGTTATAGGTAATAATAGGTAATAGTAAAAATAAAGGAAGGTGATAATAATGAAGGAAGACAAAAAGGCAAGTAACTTGCTTGGAGAAAGGTTACGAGAATTAAGAAAACAGAAAAACTTGACACAAGATGAACTTGCAAAATTAATCTCTACTTCCAGGTCTAGCTTGACTTATTGGGAATTAGGTAAAAGAAATCCCGATTTTGTCACACTTAAAAAATTGGCCAATTATTTTAATGTGTCTACAGATTATTTACTTGGTCGTACTGATAATCCGTACTATTTGCTACCAGATGCTGACAGTATTGATTATGATGAATCTATCCCCATCCCGATTTACGGTGAAGTGCGAGCCGGAAAGCCTATGTTTGCCCATGAAGAATTGCTTGGTTATGAATATTTACCAAAAGATTTTGCACGCGGCGGTGATTACTTTTTTCTCCGTGTCAAAGGTGACAGTATGATTAATGAAGGTATAAAAGAAAATGACTTGGTATTAGTGAGAAAGCAACCTGTGTTAGAAAACGGGCAAATAGGTGTCGTGATTGTAAATAATGAAGCAACAATAAAAAAATTCTATCGTAACGGCAACGTAATAATACTCAAGCCAGAAAATCCGGCATATGAACCAAAAGCATATCCTATTGAAAACGTTTATATTGTTGGAAGGGTTGTTAAATCAATAAGAGACCATAGATGAAGGTGATACCATGCAGGCAGCAATATACCTCCGCGTATCGACCGACGAACAGGCCAGGGAAGGCTTTTCTATCGACAGCCAGAAGGAGCGACTGGACGCCTTCTGCAAATCCCAGGACTGGGCTATATACGACTATTACATTGACGACGGTTACTCCGGCAAGGACTTGGACAGGCCCGCCGTGAAGCAGCTCCTAAAAGACGCAAAAGAAAAGAAATTTGACATTGTGCTTATTTATAGATTGGACAGGTTCTCCCGCCGCGCCCTAGACCTGCTTAAAGTAGTAGAGGAAGTCTTTGAACCGAACAAAATATTTCTGCGTTCGGCCACAGAGCCGTTTGACACTTCCACAAACGCGGGCAGAATGATGCTAACCATGCTGGTAGCCTTCGCGCAGTTTGAACGCGAAAGCATTGCCGAGCGGGTGAAAATGAACATGATGCACAAAGCGAAGCGCGGTGAATGGTGCGGCGCAAACCAGGCTCCGTACGGCTATAAGAACGTTGATAAGAAGCTGGTCGTCGTGCCGGAGGAAGCGGCAGTTATAAGGAAGATATTTGAGTGGTACGCTTCCGGCAGGTACGGCTTGAGAAGCCTGTGCGAAAAACTGAATAACTGCGGCTTCCGCACCAGGCGGGGCAATTATTGGGTTACTCCTGCATTGAGAAACGTGATTGTAAACCCCGTCTACGCGGGGTATATGGCGTGGAACAGGACGAAGCGCAAAAACACGAAGACGATCCGCCGCAAACCTTCGGAATGGGTAGTTTCCGAAGGCCGGCACGAAGCAATAATTTCTAAGGAACTTTTTGACCAAGCGCAGAAAATTCTCAAAGAAAGGGCAAAATATACTCCCAGGTCCGCCGGCAGTCCTTATCCTTTAACCGGTCTCGTGTACTGCGGCAACTGCGGCAGCAAATATCGCGGCTGGTACAAAAAAGCCAAAAAGCCGGGTAGGTTAGTTTATTATTACCGCTGCAGTGGGTATATGACTGGTAAGATATGCAAGTCGCCTCATATCCAAACGCATAACTTAGAAGAATATGTTATTTCAAAGATTGAAAGGCTTGGCGAGGACGAAAAAAGAATCGCTGCCGCATATAAACAAGTTATGGCTGCGAATGAGAGTAAAATGGCCACATTTAAAGCAGAAATGCAGAACGCTAAGAAAACGCTTGAATCAATAGCAAACAAGAAGAAGCGGTACTTTGAAGCGTTTGAAAATAACCTGTTAAATCCGAGCGATATAAAAGAAAGGATCCATGAATTAAACTTGGAACAAGAAAAAATAAGAGAAAGAATTCAACAATTGGAAGTGTCGCTGTCAAACCTAGACAATCGCACTGGGCATTTTGAAGAAATTGCCGAGAAAATAAAAAATATCCGCAAGCTGTGGGAAGCTGCAGATACAGAACAGCGTAAAATGCTGATGCACTTAGTTGTTAAAAAGATTATAATTCACGATAGAGACAATATTGAACTAATTCTGCATTTTTAAGGTACTCTGCCGCCTACAAGGAGTTGTCTTACTAAAAGCGTCGGCTGGCCGACTTTTTCGGAAAGACAACTCTTTTTTCTTTGCTTTGCACACCAAGATTTTACTTCGTTTTGTCGCTAAAATCAACATAAAATGAAAAAATAACCCCGGCACATGGCCGGGGCATCAGGGGGAAAATTGAGTGCCTTCACTAGACAAGCAAAGGCATCACTCCTTAATCTAATTTTCTTATTTCATACCACTCGCCAAGAATCTTTTCATGCCCATGTGTTTTGCCTGTCATTGTTATATTTTTAAGTGTAAAATACAGGTGTACATATCCTGTAAGTAACCCCATAACAACACCGGCTAAAATGTACGACGTACTATCCATTTATTATCCTACTCCTTATCGTCAAAGTAACCTTTATTCTTAGTTGTAGGGTTGTTTAAAATCCCCGCTAGCACAAATATACCCAGCAAAGCTGTTACCAATTTGTCATAATTTCCAGGCAATACGATTGAAATATCGTATACCTTTAAAGCATCTGCCAGTAGGGGAATAAACATCAAAATTGAAAACCAAAGGCCGTAGTTTCTCCAGCGCATGTTTACCACCTCCTTATAAATTCCATCTCACTTTTTCGCCGCGTATATCACAATGGACATGCCCGTCCCTGTATCGTCCCAGCCCGCCATCCTGGAAATACTTCTCCGCAACGTCGGCCAGTTCTTCCATGCTCATGCCCTTGACGCGAATATCGGCGGCATTGCCAAACAAATGTTGGCTTTGTTTTGCGCCGCCGACGGCCTCGTTATGCTTTTCGCAACGGTAGCCGGAAATTATTACGATTGGTTTGCCTATTTCGTCTCGCAGTTTCTGTAAGCGTCTTACCAATTCAGGATTGATTTTTACCGCATTGCAGCACGAGCATTGAAATTCCTTTAACGAAAAATCCTTGCTAATTTGTATGTCGTTCAAGTCGCTTCCTAGAGATTGTTGCCTGATTATTTCTGCGAACATTTTTGCTATTTTAAGCATGTTGCTGCTCACTTACAACACCTCCCGCATTTTGCCCAAAGTCTGCGGGCCTACAATGCCATCAACAATTATGCCCTTTTCTGCCTGAAACTTTATAACCGCACTTTTGGTTAATTTGCCGAATATGCCGTCAATCGGGCCAGGGTCGTAGCCGAGTGAATGTAAAGCAGACTGAAGCTCTCTCACGTCCGAACCCCTCTTGCCGACGTACAGCAAGCGGTGTATGTCTAACACCTTTTTGCTTCCCTTTTTAAAAAACAACAAAGCCGCAGGCTGTGGCCTCTCGCAGCCGTCAGACGGTCGGTTCCTCACTCTGCTATTAATATATGCTTCACTTGAGCCCCCGCCGTCGGACATGACGGCAGTATCACAGCCCAAAGACGCCATGTATTCTGCCAGTTCCGGACCCGTCATGCCCCTGCCGTACCTTCTACCGTCTACAGTGACGACAATGAAAGTGTTGCCCTTAACTCCGTAGGCCGTCCTTGGGTGTCGTGCCTTCACCAAGCCGTGCAGCCAGTCTCTGCGGTACTGCAAGTCCACCTTGCCGTCTTTAACGAGTTGGGCGCAAACGCCGAATCCCCACCTCATTTCGTGCATTTTATAGCCGAGGTACTTGTCCGGCGGAAGGCGGTATACCCTGTGCTTGCCTTCCAAATCCTGATAGAACAGCACGTCGCCTTTGTAGTCGTAATGCAGGTTCCCCCAAGTGTAGACGGACTGGACGGGTATTCCGGTGTTTATAGCGTACAAAACGGTACCTCCTGCGCCGTGGCAGGTTCCGTGCTCTCTTGCTATGCGCGATATTCTTTTTCTTTTTCCCGCAAAGACAAGTTTAGGCTCGTACTTGTCCAGCGGAATTTGCCAAACCAACACGTCGCCGTCACGGTAATAACGCATATATTTACCCCCTAACATAAGAAAGGACTGCAATAAACACTGCAACCCCGGCAATTATCCAGCTGGTGTAATCTTTTCTCGTTTCCGTTGCCCCCTGTATGCTGGAAACTTTTCTCATTAACTCGTTAACCTGTTGCCTCAAGTTGTTGTAGTCGCGTATCAATGTAGTTGTGCGTATCATTTCTTCTCGCAGTGTTTCCATGTCTTTTTTGAGTTGCGAAAGCATTTCAAAGAGGTCCTTGTTTGAGTACCATTGCTCGTTCAAGAATTACACCCCCTGGGGAATATTGGTTTGCCAACATGTGTTTGAAATGGTAAAGTTAAAGTGCAGGCTAGGTGGTGTACACACCGAAAAGCCCGCTCACCCTGGGGAGGCGGGCCTGCCTGTGCTTATGGTGCTTTTGGCAATTTAGGTAGCTTGCTTTCCAACTTAGGTAATTCTAACTTTTTCTTCTTTCTCGGCTGGAATATTGATTCTAGTGTCCTAGATTTCACCCCAAACGGCAATTCGCCCCGCGCCATTGGATAACCGGCAATGGGCACGTTGCCGCGAACTGCCGAGCGCAAGGCTGCTGCCGTTAACTGCCTTGGCTTTACTTCTTCGCCTTTTACTGCTCTTTCTAAGCCAGTTATACCTTGCTTTGCCACTCCAAATGCAGATTCAGCTAAACCGGAAGTCGGACCAAGCAGGTTCATAATAGCCTCTTGCTCGTCCCACGCCAACTGTTGTGCAGTATCGGATACAATACCAAGGCCGCCTACCCACGTATAAGCATCAAGGTAATCCATTACAAGCTGCCTTATATCACGTTCAGATATAGCTTCTTTTGTACGTCCAATTTTTTCTGCCGGCGCTTCCTTGCCGGAAATCCAATCGCGGATAAGGCCAACAAGCCAGCCTGCGGACGGGAATAACGTCAAGAACGGCCCCCATGCTCTTAAAGAACCGTCCCTGCCGCCGGTCTTGAAAAAACGTACCGCTTCATCTAGCAACTCACGTTTCAACAATCTTCCCTGGTTGAAAGCATAACGCTTAAATTGAAATAATACTCTGCCCCAGGGCGAACTTGCCCATAAAGGCACGTCCAATTGGCTAGCCGGGAACTGCGTCCTCAATACGTTCCAACGCGCAACTTTGGCCAATTCTTCTTCAGTTAAAGAGCCGCGTCTAAGCGCTTTGTCAATATCTATCCCAGCTTCTCTAAACAGGCGTTTGATTCGCTCCGGCTGTTTGCCTGCCACTCTTTGCACCCATGATACGGAACCCGGTTTTTTAAGAGCCTTAAACATGTCCTCCGCCCAACCCTTGGCGGCTTGTAAAGATACCAGCCTGTTCCAGTATTCAGTTGTATTAAAGCCGGTAGCTTGCATGAACTTGGTCGCGAAAAGAGAAGGCCCACCCCTCGTCTCCGCGATAGTCCTGGCCATATTGGCAGGGTCAAGATAAATGCCTGCCATTTTCGCAAATTGTTCCGCTTCTTTGCGGTTGGCGAAAGCGCTTTTAATGCCCTTAATAAGTGAAGCTACCCCTAATCTTAATGCCGTGTTGACATTCTGCGTAGCGTTTGGTATTGCTGCCAAGCCAAGCTTAGATATAACATTATATGACAACAAGCCTTCAATCAAGTGCTTTTCAATATCAGCTCTTGCATCAATGCCCCTCAACCTGTCGGCAACTTTAAGCGCATAAGCCCGGTCAACCGGCGCCATGCTCTCTACCGCTTCTATTAGCCGTTCATCTTTGGGGCCATATTTAAGCGCCTGCGCTATCCTGGTTTCGCCTTCCGCAAGGTCGCTCTGTAACGCAAGTAGCGGGTCTAATTCATACTCCGGCAGTTCAATTTTCTTCGCTTCGTGCTGAAATGTAGCGTGGCGTTCAAACTTTGCCCTTCTCAATAGCCGCAGCAGTCTTTCTGCCTCTTGAATGTCTTTTGCCTGTCCGGTCTTGACTAACTTCTGCAGTACATCAGGTCTTATCTGCCCCGTCTTGTCCTCAATTTTTTTCCAGTCTAAGCGCAGCGGAAAATGGTTTTTAGCTTCCTTAAAGGGTATATTTTCTCCATCTACAGTACGTAAAGTTAAGCCTGCTTTCCTAATCCTGTCCGGCCGTTCATTATAGTAAGCTTTTACCACCTCTGCCGCTTTTCTAACTTTGTTGTTTATTGGTTTCTCTTTTCCTCTTACAACTGTCCGCATGTTCAGCCTTTCTTTTTTACTAAGGGCGGCTACCTGTTTTAGCATTTTGTTTGTCCAGTTAACAATTTGCTGGTCGGCTAACCTTTCAACTTCGCGGCTCATTTGCAATATTTTTCTGCCAGGCTCACCTTTGGTTGACAGCCAGCCTTCGACAGAAGATAACGTCCTATTGATAAACTCACGTACTGCCCCAGGCTGTTTATAGGTGCTCACCGCCGCTTTGGGTGCAGTTGTAGGCGATTGTACTTTTTCAGCCAGGTCTTCTGCTATCCTGCGCACGCCTTGGAAAACCGCCTTCCGGTTTTCAGGCGTCGGTTTAATACGTTTCATTACTTCTTCCCATTCCGGCATCTCTGGCCTAACTACGCGCTGTTTGGAATAAGGCACTTTGCCTGTTGTTTCGGTAGTTGTCGGTTTGAACGGCTCAACAAACTTTTCCTCAACTAGTTTTCCGGACCGCTTTAACTTGGGCTTCGGCCTTAATCCAACAACCATTGCCCAGTGGTTACGGTTGGCCAGTGCCTTAAATCTGTCTTTGACAGGTAAATCAGCAAGCGCAAACTCTTCTTCAAGATTATATCCCCTTAGTCTTGCAACTCGTTCTGCAATCTTGGTTAGGCCTTTGCTTTCTGCCCCCTTAGATATAGATTGAACTATCTCGTTAAGTTCGGTTATATCTGCCCTCTGCCACGTCTTTTTAGGCACTTCCGGCAGCACTTCCGACAGAAATTCTACCATTGCGCGTTTGGATTCTGTCGGCAGTGCGCCTTCGCCGGAAATAATCTGTCTTATCCTAGCCGCCTGCTGGGCTTGACGTTCGGTTTCCGGTTTAATTTCTTCAATAATTTTAGTAAGTCGTTCCTGACCCGTTTCCGGCTTAAATGTACGCGGTTTTAATACTTGTCTTATGCCTGCTGTGAACTGTGTGCCGGGTGGTAGTAGCAAAGGTTTTTGTTTAGGTGCCGGCGGTTCGATTTTTGGTGCCGGCTTCGGCGCACCTTTAAATACGCGCCTTAACCCTGCGCCGGCAATTGGGCCTGCCGCACCGAACGCGCCAAATATAGCGGTTTCTTTGGGTATATCCTTTATGGCTTCAAGCGGCTTTTCTCCCTGCGCTATTTTCGCCCCTGCGCTCATAGTGCCAAATGCGGCTCCCGTTCCTGCAGTTCTCACGGCTCCAGAAGCTACGCGCCCCGCCAGCGGCCCAAACCTTGCCGCCGCTCCAAGCCCTGCGCGTCCGGCTAGAGGTGCAATTGCCGCTCCACCGGTAAGACCGGCCAGCGCAACTGGTGCCGCAATGCCAACCAAACCGCCAAGTATATCTGCTACAATGTCAGCTGTCCCTTTCCTAGGGGCTATTTCACCCGGTGCAAGGCCGAAAGTGGCAGATTCGGCGGCAGAACGTCCCAAACGGCTAAAAAACCTGCCGACGCCTGATTCTTCGGTAGTTGGCTTGGTTTTTATTTCTTTTTCAAACTCATCAAAGATAGAATCTATACTTCTGTCGGTGGATTCTTTGTTGCTTTTTTTGAAATCGTCAAATATTGCATCTATATTATCAGTTGCCATTTTATCCACCTACCTTTATTCTCCGCCTTGCCAATTTTTGTACAGGTATAATTTTTCTATATCTACGCCTTTTCTAGCTAATGCAGCAAGTTTTTGTTCGTCGCTTAAAAATTCCTTTCTTTCTTTTATTGACAATGGCAAAAATCTGCTTAGCGCTTTATTTGTTTGAACCTGGTCAATTTCTGTCGGCTCTTCACCCGGAATTTCTATTCCCAACAATGACTGGGCAAGCACCTTTTCGTCGTCGGTCAAAAAGTCCAGGCCGTAGTTGTTAATTTTATTCCATAATTGCTGTTTAACCTGATATTCTGGGTCTTGTTCCATTAATTGTTGTTTAAGTTTATATTGCTCTCGCAATCTTTGCAAAGCTGCCGCATTATTTTCTCTGGCAATCTGAAGCTGTAACTGTCTCCTGGCAATAGCTTCCCTTGCGTCTGCCGTCTGCGTCCCAGGCTCAACGCCCAGTATAGATGCCGCCTCGTTGGACACGTAACCTAACTGCTGCGCCAGGGACAGCGCGTTGTCAAACTCTCTCTGCTGCTGTTCCAGCTGCGCCTGCTCCCTTGCTAAAGCATCTAATTCAGCTTGTCTGGCGCGTTCGTACTCCGTCTGCTCCAAACCCTGGTATGCGCCTAAAAGGTTCAAAAGGTTGCTAAGTTCGGATTGGCGGCGCGTATAAGCCTGCTGTATAAGCTGCGGCAGTATCTGGCTCTGTACTTGGCCCATATATCTCTGCTGTATATTTGCTATCTGGTCTCTGGTTATGGTAGACGGCAGTATGCCGCGCACGTTCAGTTCTTCCATAGCCCTTTGAGAAGCCAACTCTGCCTGCCTTTTAGCTTCTTCCAAAGCGGCCTGATACGCGGGGTCTTCTTCAGGTTTATAGGTAAAAGGCTGTGTTGCTCTCTGCCGCAATCTACTCAGTATATCGCTCATTTGCATCCTGTATTGTTGCTGCTGTTGCTGCTGCGGACTAAGGCCGGTTCTTCTTAATGCGTTGGTTATATCTGACAAAGAAGCGTAGCTTCTGCCCTGTTGTACCATGGCAGGCTTTAGCAGGTCTATGCCTTTCAGGGTTACCGTGCCTCCGTTTTGTCCCTGTTTCCAGCCTATTTCTTCGTCCTTAAAGCCTAAACCCCTCAAATAGTCTCTTACCCGCGTTAAATTTGTGGTGTTGGGGTTTTTAGTATTCAATGTATTCGGCATTATATCACCTGCCTTCTCAAACGTAGGTTTGCTTGCCAAAATGAGTAAGAGCAAGTATAATGTGTTAAATTAAATAAATATAGATAAGGAGGTCGTGCATGAAAAACACAATCATTGTTGCTATAGTTATTTTGTTTCTTTTATTTTCCACTATCATTGCATATACTTTTACAGACCGTTATTATCTCCAGGTGACAAGTGAAGGTCATGCATTTAAAATTGATAAAATAACAGGCAAAACATGGGTTATATATCCTAATGGCAATATACAGTTAACCGAAACAACCGAGGAAAAAGCTAAAAAAATAGAAAAAATTTTTAATGACTTTAAAAACAACTAATTTATTTTTTTAGAAAGGATGTGTTTTATATGAAAAAGGCAGCTGTATTAGCCGCTACCGTAGTGCTGTGTCTTGTTTTTGTAGCTGTTGTAATGGCTTCTGTAAACGGAGAATACAACGGCTATCCGATAGTTAAACTAGTAATAAACGGTAAAACGGTTAAATCGGACGTTCCAGCAATAATCATGGGCAACAGAACTATGGTTCCCATTGCAATTGTTAGTGAAACATTGGGTTGCAATGTCGGGTGGAACCCAGAAACGTATACTGTTACGATTTCTGATAAAAAATCAACAGCCGCCAACACAGGCAAAAAAGAAGCCTGGTATTCGCCAGAAGAAAGAAAGCTTTACCTGCCCACCAAAAATTCTGATGGATTCTTAGAAGTCACGCTTGAAGATACTTATTTTATTTGCGATTTTGCGCCGGAAAGAAAAGAACTTATTATGATGGCTAAAATTAAAAATCCTACATCAAAATACGAAATGGCCAGTTATGGATTTAAAGCAGCCGTTGAACCTAATGACGGACGCGGCGCAGGTGGATTTCTTGGCATCAGAATAAAAGAAACTAAAAATGGTTACATTCCTCCTAATTCAACCGTTCAAGCCTTTGTTAAAGTAAGATTTCCAAGTGATTTAATAATAACAAAAATTGAAGCCCCTGGCGGCTATAATATTCTTGAAGGTTGCACAGAAAAAGCTCCACCTAATTAGAGTTTGGAGCTTTTTCTTTTATTGCATTTTCTAAGTCTTTTCTTTCAGTTTGTATACGTTCAAGTTCTGCATTTAATTGTTCTTCACGCCTTTTTAATTGTTTTATAGTATTTTGCGCTTCTTGTAAATTAAAAGCATATTCAATTGTTTGCACCTTACGCATTATAAAGTAGTTATTTCCTACTTTTTTAAAAGATTTTTCGGTATTTACGCTAGGTTTCATAATTAACCTCCTTACGCAGTAGCGTAATTTATGCATCTACTTTCATGGGAAGATATAGCATTATCACAATAATTTTCAGTAGCGACTACTTGATTGGTATTCATGTAAATAGTATTACCACATGTAAAAATTTCATCGCAAGTTAATTGTCCTGAACAATAAACTTCATTAAATCCTATAAACTGGCATGTAGGGTCAACACCTGTTACTCCGGGAGCCATAACTATATAAATTGCATCATCGTTTTGAAATGGATATATTCTTCTTTCTTGACTACTCGTATAATCAGCATTCATATACAAATCTTCGCCTATAAAAATATTCCCCGTAACCAGTATGTTATCTCCGTAAAACGTGCCGCCGTCTATCAGCGCGGTTAGCCCCGCATCGTCGTACACTCTAAAATTGCCGTTGTAGATTTCGATACCGGTACTATCGATATAAACGCCGCCGGTTGCAGATTCAATGTTAATCCCCAGATCAACGTCTATGGTCCCCGCGCTGATATGGTCAGCAGTTAACTCTCTCACGTTTAAGCTGTCCAGGTTAGCCAAAAGCCACTGCAAGTATTTCTGCATTTTGGCTATTTCGTCCGCAATTTCTTCTGTACTGCTGAATTGGTTTATCACTCCAACTTCCGGAAACGGCATACAATCACCTACCTAAAAGGCATTAATCTTTCTTGTCTGGTCATTTCATAAATCGTAGCCGGACCAGTACCGGCAAACTTTACCCTCACCCAGTTGGCATTAGCCACGGTCTCTACCGGGATAATTATTCTCGTACTCTGTATATCCGAAGCCGCATCTATTGACTTAACCAGCGTCCAGTCGCTGTCGCCTTCCGCCGTCTTGGTCAAATACACATTGCAGGTACTTCCCGTCGGCATATCGGCAACAATCCACAGCTTGTACCACTGCTTGGGTTGAACCAAACTACCAGCGCCGAAAGGCTTTGTAACAGCTTCCCATTCGATAGCATTACCGTTGTCATCCGTGCCGCCGACCTTAACTACCTGCCCGGCATCGTCGCCGAAGTACATTTCTTCCTGCATACAGGCAAAAGCCGTTATGTCGTTGGAATACTCCCACACGTACCAGGTGCCAAAATTTGGGTCATATTCTAGGATTACATTAGGCTCTGTGGCGCTACCGTACGGAATGGCTAGATAATACCTTCTCCCGTCCGTACCGGCGCAGGATAAGTGTCGCTTTTCCTTGTTTATGCCTTCAATATAATACCAAACAGGCAAAGAAAAATCGTTCTTTGGCGCAACACCGCCTGTATATCTTTCTACCCCCTGGTGGCTTAGCCAATATAATACTCCACCTACCATCAAACACGTGTTGTTTGCCACGCAGCCCTTTTTGCCCGATATTTGCTGCATGCGGTAATTTAAAGGGCCGGTGCCGTACAGTTCATGCGTCGTATGAGGTGTAAAGCACACTATATGTTGAGGTCCCGCTTTAAGCCCGCTAATGCTCTCGCCGCTCGGAACCTCTACTGCAATTTGCCCAGCATCCTCGGCAGTAGTCCAGTCGTCAGCCTTTCTCAATGCGGAAAAGTACACTATATTGCCCACAGCAGCGTACAAGCGGTTATCGTGCTGGTCAATGTAGTTGGCACCTGCCGGTGCATCGGTCAAGTCTTGAACGGTATTGCCGTCATACCGCTTAACCGCATCTGCACCGTTAGCCATAATAAGATTAATATCGGATAAGTTGCCTTTGAAGTTGCAGAAGGAACACAATGCGCTTGTGCTTAAACTGCTTGCCAACGTTGTACTCCATGACGAACCATCCCACTTCTTCCACTCGCCGCCGGCAATGGCATGAAGTTCTGTGTCTTTCCATGTGCTCAGGCCGGTTACTTTAGCGCCAAGGCTTGATCCGAGCAATGAAAAACCCGGTCGCACTTTCAGCGCCGGGTATTTGGAGGCAGTAAGATTTTTAACCTGCGTCAAATACGTTTCTTTTATTGAAAAGGCGTTAAGTTTGCTGACACCTTTAAATTCCCTTAGCGGTATTGGTTTTAAAACATCGGGGAGTAATTGCCAGAAGCCCAAATCGGCTCACCGCCTTTTGAAAAACTCAATCTTTTGCACATCAATTGCAGGGCCCCGCCTTATAATTTACAACAAATCTGTTACAACAGCGCCGGTGTTATCTACGCGAATCCTATATTTATTAGCCCCATCAGGGGTAGTTACAACCCATCCCTTGCCAGCCTGTTCATTAACATACTCACCAGCTGTATAAACATCGTTATAGTCATCGCCAGTTACATTGCCAGAATCAGCATGGACAACATAATCAACACGCTGTCCATTCGTAGAAAATAACTTATCTTTATATATCCCGGCATCAATACTGTTAAGATAAACGCGTTCTAGTGTGATAATATCGGGAGCCGCATTAGCAGTAGACATAGCACGTAAAAATATTGCGCCCGTCCTTAAAGCGGCATGGGTATCACGGACAACAATATTATTATTGCCAGTGGTCTTGATAATTTCAGTTTGTCCATCGGCCATTACGGCAAAATAAGTATCAGAGATAATAATATTCTTGTTATTTATGGTAGCGTTACTTATATCTATAACAGGAACATCAACTCCACCACAATTTTCAAAATATGATGCACCGTTAATTGTTAAATTTCTAATACTGCCGCCAAGCGATATAGCAGAACCAGGCGAATCTTCAAACCAACACCCAGTAAATTTATTTGCTACCTTAACCACATTAGTATCGCCAAACTTAACACCGTTTGTTTTGAATAACATAAAAGTACAATTATCAAAACGATTTACATTAGTTTGCCCGGCTCCTATGCCAGTAAAATGCACGCCAATCCCTATACTATCCGACGCTCCATCTCCATGCCCAAAATGACACCCCCGCCATTCATTGCCCACAGCAGAATCAAGATAAAAACCTGTTCCTATATCATCCGCTGCATCACCGTAAAACGCCATGTCAACAAATCTGCAATAGGCCAAAGCAGAATCACCGATTGATTTAAACACGTTGTTACAATGCTTGAATTTTCCGCCATACCAATTAATGCGACGCTTACCGGATATGTCAAACAGGTCCTCATTACCATTTAAGCCAGTGAAAACGGTCTCTGGCGATAAACAAATTATTGTCTTATCGTTTGGAATGGCGACAGTAGTACCAATTACAAATGTTCCAGCACCAAAAAAAATAGTCTTGTGATCATTTAAAACCTTTTGTATTGCAACACTATCATCCGTCACACCGTTACCTTTTGCGCCGTAACCCTTTGCATTAGCAACAGGAGTTATCAGAGTTTTTATATTAGCATTAGCCGCCTCCTGGCTGGACTGTAAAAGCTCGGCTATTTTTTCGGCAACTTTCATGTTATCACCCGCTTTGCACTATAACTTCAACAGTTTTGCGCCTGTTTGTCCTTATAAAGGGCCGAACATTTTTTGTTTTCATTGGCCTGCCGTAATTTATTTTCGATATTGCTTCTCGTAAAAGTTCATCATAATCACGCTGATAATTATTTGCTAGAACCACATCATTCTGAATCTTTGCCAATTCAGCACATAAGCCATAAACGAAAAGCATGTGATAGTCTTTAAAAAATCTTGGTACAGTTGTCATATCCGTACTTGAGAAAGTATTGGGTCCATCTTCAAAGGTAATTAAAATAAGCCTTCCGGTTTCAGAAGGCTCTGGGTAAAGCCCAATCATCCGCTCGTCCGGTGTTTCAAACGTAAAATAACAGTAATACTTTAACGTTTCATCATGCCCTCGGTATTCGTACTCGCGTGGGTTAGAACCGTCAGAATCCGTTACCACGACGTTTTTTATCCTTGGAAGTTGGATATAATCTGGCAATGTATAAAATGCCTGGTCTGCTACAGTTTCCAGTTTTTCTATTTCATTGGGAAACCTGAATATGCGATATAATTTTCTTTGGAGTTGGTCTAAAAATGCAACCTTGTCACTATTGGATTGGGTATTTGGTACTCTGCTGTCTGCCATGTCTACTATTTGTTGCAAAGTTAAAGCCATTAACTACCACCACCATTCGGCTTGAATTGTATTCTTGATATTTAACCGGCATTTACAACACCCCCTTGGCAGACCAATAAAACTGGTTATTGCCAGCGGTCCCGCTTCTTGTCGCCGTAAATCCTGTTGTACTCCCTGATACCGCCCTGATTACTTCTTCACTATCTATCGGCGTAATTTGTATGCTCAATAGCTTTGTAAATTCCTTCGGGAATGTTATAGCCTTTGTACTCGCTGTATCGTCAATCTGTGCAATGCCATTTTGTTCTGCGATAAGACCATACTCATAATTCGTCCCATTATCCTGATAATCCACCGCCTTCAAGTGCTGGTCGTTGGGGTGGCTTGCGAAGCTCACGGGGAGTTCGCCGATGACGAGCATTGCCCAGTCTATGTCAGCGGTAATAACAGAACCACTGCCTATAAGTAAAGGCCAAGCATAAACAGTAGTTGCATCATTTTGTATCGTCTTGGTTACAATTAATGTTTCATACCCTCCACCACCCGAATGGTAACTGCTATAACTTGTTTCAACGTTAGTTCCATCGTTATCTTGTATAGCAATCCTTACCCTATCTGCATCAGAAGCTTTTACAGATGTTATCAATGTTACGGTTTTTCCTTTTACTAAACCAGGTGTTATTGTCTGCCTTAAAAGAGCATAATAAGTATCACCATTAGTAACGCTTGCTACATATCCCAAACCTGATGGAGAAGGCTGTTGACTAATCGTTGCGCTAGTGCCGAGCAATTTAAAGCCGTCTGGTGCACTAGAAGTACCTGCGCTCCAACTTGCAAAGTCACCGCCTTTGAGAAGTTGAGCAGGATTGAGGTTTTGGAAAATGTCTGTTGCAAGTTTGGGGAGGATTACACTTCCGTCAGGGTGGTCTAGCACAGTTTTAGTCTTATGCGAAACAATTAATCCCGTATTATCTAATCTCATTCCATTCACAATTTATCAACTCCTTGCCAGCCAGTTTACAGTAGCGGTTCCACTGGTTGTTTTGGCATATATAAGGCTTACATTGTTTACTGGAATTGTAGCTGAAACACCAGGTTTAAGTCGCAAGGGTTGAATTGTGCTATTTCCAATAAATACATCCACAGAATTATCCGGGTCTGCCTGAACTAAAACCTCGTTACATTTTTGAGAACCGCCTATTGCTGCCGCAGTAGTGCCAACATCTGTTTTCGTACCTGCGTATAATATATTGCTGCCCGTTAGTTGAGTAGCAGTTTCTACCTTATTATTTGCATCCAGCGGAACTATGCTAAATGTCCCATCGCCGTTGTCAAAAAGCCTTATTTTGTGACCGTTTATGATTGTATAAGTATCAGCCAATTATCTCACCTCCTAATAGAGCCAACAGGGAGGCATTAAGCCTCCCCTTATGCAGCTAATTCAATATAAACAATATACAGATTTCCGGTAAACTCGTTCCAATCAGCAGAACCCGGCGTCCAGGTTATTTCTTTACCGCCCATTGTGGTGTCTGGAAATTCGTAATAAGTACCTACATCAGTAGCGGTGTCGCTACCTGCAACCAGAGTAGCAAGCAAAGCCCCCTTTGTAGTGGCAGAAAAATATGTTTCATTTGAACCAGTCGTAAGAGTTGCCTTGCCTCTTACTAACCCGGTTGCAGCTACACTAACTCCCGCAAGGTACCCGTCTGCATCCCCGCCGTCTGCTGAATCAGTACCTACATTCATAGTTTTAGTCCCGCCTGTTGATTCTGCAGTAGTAATGTCAAGGAATACATCTAATACTACTGCTTTTGAGGGTAATGAAAAGCCTGTAGATTGTTCACTGCCATCAGAAGGAGTTGAAAGTTCAATTTTCTTTACTTTTACCAATGCTCCCGCAACAGATAAATCTAGCAGATTTAACTCTGCCGCAGTAGCAGTTACTTTAGTACCGCGCTGGTACAGGTAACCGTCCGTGTCCGTTATCTGCCGCGCCGCATCGCTTGAATCTTTCATGTAAATGCTGTCAATAAACTTAGGCATTTAGCTCACCTCCATTTAAAGGAAAAGAGAGGGGATATAGACCCCTCTCAATTATTTATTATTAGCCCTGGCTGGCCACCAGCCCTCTAAAATCAACATAACCCTGTGACCACCTGGCATATCCGTACATAAAGTAGTCAACAGTCTTGGGTATAGGCTGGCTGTCGTACAGCGGACGCTCTCTCCACATAAACAGCAGGTTGTCAATGGAACTGTCGCAAATGCCCCATATATTCCCGTTAATATAGTCCATAATTACAGGGGTAAGATTCGGGAGAGTGTTGGCATCATTAGACAGCTCGCCGGCGGGACCGGAGCTTTTGAGCAGCGCGTACAGGGTATATTCATTGTCCGGGCCGCAGAAAGCCTTATCCGCCACCGCTTGAATCTTTACATTGGCCTCGTCCACCTGGTTTCTCATAAGGGTGAGAGCGGCCTTCATGTTAGCGTCGGTCAGCGCGCCGGTAATAAGGTTATCGCATGTGCTTGCGCTGTCCGCCAGCGGGTGGCTGTTGGAAAATAGCGCAACGCCGTCATAGCCGGTATTGCTGAAACCGTTGTTGATAACGTCCGCGCACTTGGTCTCAATAGTAGCCCTGAGCCCGCGCCCGAGCGCTTTCGCGCTTCCGCCTTTGCCGATACCCTTCATCACATTGTAGAGGTCATCCTGCACCAGCTCCCAGGTGAGTTCGTAGCCTTTATCGTAACGGGTAGCGACGAAGGTAGCCTTTTCGCCTTCAGACATTTGGTCTTCATTGATAGTGTTACCTTCAGTGTTTTCAGACCACAGGCCAAAAGCGCCCATGTGCGGAAAAGTTTCTTCTTTCTTGTTCATTTTATCGACTTTGAACAGTTTGGAGTACTGCTCTGGCTTTTCGTCATAGCTCTCGAAAAAAATCTTCTTGTGAATCGGGGTTAAAAGTTCCCCGAAATTATCTCTGGTCAGTTTCATCTGCTAATCACTCCTTTAACTAGTAGTTAAGCCATACCATAGACGCGGTTGCAGAGAACCACGTTAACAAGGCCGTCGTCCGTGTTGGCCCCGCTTCCGTCCTCTTGCGGAACCACCTGCAGCCAGCCGTCCGTGGTGTCGTCCGCGTCAAGCTCATAAGCGGCAGTTCCAAGGTCGTACTTGGTGCCTACCGCCGGGGTTGCGCTGCCGGTGTAGGGCATCTCATAAATGCTCATTGGATTTACGTCTACTTTAATAACGTCAGAAGCAGTTGCAGTAGTTGTGGTAATGCTAGTAGCAGATACCCCCAGCACCGTACCAGCAGAAGCACCGTCCGCAGCTATGCTGGCCTTACCGCTTGACAGCACAACAATATCGCCGGCATAAATGGTCTGGCTGTCATTAACTTGAAAGATTTTATAGATAGGAGCAGAACCGTCAAGGCTGCCCTTGTAAACACACCGTCTGGCCATCAATATCACTCCTTACTTTTTCTTTTTACTGTTGCGGTGTTGACTAAGCTGATAACCCTTGCTCTTGAGCCTCGCGTATTCGGCGTAGCTTATGCCTGCCGCATCTGCTATTTCTTTCTCAACGTCGGTCAGTTTAACGCTGGTTTTAACCTTTGTCTCGCCGCTGGGCGTGGTGTCAATTTTTGCCTTTTGTTTTTTGCTGCGGTTATTAAGCACGCGCTGCTCAATCTCTCGCTGATACTCGACTTGTCTCACATCGCCTCGCAGCGCCAGGTACGCCTGCTTTACGGAAAGACCCGTACGGTCGGCAAGGTCCTCCACTTCGTCCCGGTAATACTCAATGTCGCTAAAAAACGGTTCCTGTTTAAGGGCCGCTATTTCGGCATCTCTTTGTTGTTTATTAAGCCGTTTTTGGATTTCCGCCATTTGCCTTTGCTGCTGGACTAACTGCTGCGCCATTACCGGGTCCATGCCGTGCTCTGTATACTGGTTAATTTGCATCTGGTCAAGTTCCTGCTGGATAGCGTCGTAATCTTTTCCAGTGGTTTGCTTTAACCTGTCTGCTATCGCTTTTGCTTTCTGGATTTCCGGGTCGTTTAACCTTTCTTTCCACTTCTTGCGCTCCGCTTCCAGAGCACGGAGAGGAACCATTTTTTCTTCTTCTTTTTCTTCTTCTTCCGTTTCTTGCTTGGTCTTTTCTTCTGTTTCTTCTGTAGTAATTTCCTCGTTACTTTCCGTCTCTTTTTCTTCATCAACATCTACTTCAAAAGTTTCCTCTTCTTTGGTTTCAACATCTTTAAGCTCGTCAGCCATACTAAATACCTCCTTGTGTTTTTACGTGTCACCCACGAAAATTAAAAACGGTATTTTACTGATACCGAAACAGGATTTTTTACGTGGTTCACTCCACGAAGCGCGGTTCAAGGCCCACCACGAAAGGCATGGAAAAGGCCGTTTTATACGGCCTGTTTTAACATTTCAATTAATTCTGCTTTAGTGTACTTTACATAACTTTTTATCCCTACTTCTTTCGCAAGTTTGCGCAGTTCGTTTATACCCATATCTTCCAACTGCGTACCTTTATTTTTAGGCGGCTCTAAAGGAGTTACCTTCGCTACCTCGTAACTCTGGTGCACCGGTTTAAGCCACAACAGCCACTCTCTCCCACATTCGGGGCACCTGGCTTTCGAGAACCGCTTCACCCTGCCGCCGAGCAGGTTAGGGTCGTACTTGCCAAACACTTGCTGCTGGGTTACCAAAGGCGGCTTAATGTCTTTGGCAGTGAATTTATAACTGCAGCACTGCACCTTATCACCTCCGCTTCTTTTTGTCGGGTTTGCCTTTTAGATTCTGGTAAATGCTGTTGATGTATTTGTAATTTTTGGCCTTTCCCTTCTTTGCGGCTAGTTTTTTAGCTTTTTTCCACAGTTTTTCGTCTTTTTTGGTTTTAACCAGGTTAGATGGCATTAATAACCACCCGCAGTTTAGCAGATATTTTTTTCGCAAGCGTATCTGATAATTGTATATAACGCATCCCTTCTGGCTCATCTTTGTCTGCACCTATACGTTCAGCTTTGTCAAGCATATCAGCAATTTCATGTAAACACTCTTTGTTATCCATCAGCGATAACCCCTTTCCCGTAAATATCCTCTTAAAACTTTCTTCGCCACTCCGGTATCTCCACAGTGAGGGCAGGCATATATCCTGTTCGTACTCCACCCGTGGTGTCTCAACGCCACCCTTTCACACTTGTTGCAAATAGGATGTTCCATGACTTCTTTCACGTTGTTGTGATTGTGCTTAAACTCTTTAGGTTTTCTTGGAGCATTTAAGGCATGCTTTAAATATTTCTGTTCATCCATGTCATTAGGTATTATTATCACCCGTCTCACCTCCGAGAACGCCGAGCGCCGCCGGGTTCTGGTCTTGGCTCAGCCCTTCAATGTCAGCGCTTAAGCCCGCCTGCTGCATTTCTTCCTGCGCCTGCTGCTGCTGTTCTACCATCTGTTCCTCTATGGTCTTATCCTCGATAGGCAGGCTGATATATTCGCGAAGAAGCTTCCTGTACTCATTCTTAGTTATGGCGCTGTCTCTGTAAGCCTCTTTGATAGCCTGGTACAGGAAAGCCTTGTTCCTCGGCATGCCGGCGCCAACTATAACCTCAATGTCGAAAGTGGCATTTTTCTTCAACTTTTCAGGGTGTTCCATCCACTTCGGCGGCTCCACATCCGGGTTCCTCGCCTTAAATATCCTTATAAAACCTTCGCTCGCCGGTATCAGCACGGGTATTTCCTTCAACTGGCTGCCCCTGAACCAGATAAACTCGTCTTTTTTCTCGGTAATCCTAAAAGCCATTTCTTCCGTGTAATACTCTTTTATAAGTTCGAGGCAGTATTCAAACACTTCGGATAAAGTTTCCTGGAGAAGAAGTTTCTTATGGTCTATCCCAGCCATCCCGCTCTGCTGCAGAGCAAGCGCCTCGGTAGCCGTGTCTACCCCTTCCTGCTGTTTGCCGAACATCTGGTCGGAAAACCGGGAAATTATCTGGCGCTCTATATTAAGCGCAAATTCCCTTCTCTCTCTAATGTAAGCTGGCAATCCCGGCGGCTCTACAATCCTGAAGCCGTTGGCGTCGTTGGCCGGTATGTTCAAACCCTCTTCGTTAGTCCACTTGTCCACGTCTATGCCGGAGCTTACCTCGATAACCTTTTGTATGTTGCCCGTCAGGCGGGCGTTTCTCCTTATTTGGTCATCAAGGTCATCAATTAAGTCCTGAGTGTTTATGAGAAGTTCCGCACCGCCCTTAGCCCACACAGTGCCCTCTCTATACATGCAGGGAGTAAAAAAGTACGGATACTTATTGTTAGGAAAGTAGTCTTCATCCTCCTTGAAAGAATCGTAAAGAATAACTCCGTCTCCGGACTGCTGGACAAGGCGGAGCTTTATCTCGCCGTCCTTCTCTTCCTTTGTCCAGACAAACATGTGCAGGTAGGTATCCCTAC